AAAGAAAATGGTGAAGATAAAGTTTAACAAAATAAAGAGGTAAAATTATGTTAATAATGATTGGATTGATAATAAGTGCAATAGTGTTTATTGCATCAGCAATTGCTGCTATTACACCCACACCTAAAGATGATAAATTGATAGGAAAACTATACAAAATCATCGATGTGTGTGCGTTAAATATTGGTAAAGCCAAAGATAAGCCAAAAAAGAAATAAATGGCTACCGCCGAAGAAGCATTTATAAAAGTAGAGGCACATGAAAAAGAATGTGCTATTCGCTACGAGCATATAGAAAAAAGACTAGAAGAAGGTTCAGAAAAGTTTAAACGACTTGAGTTAATTCTTTGGGGGCTTTATGGATTAATTGCTGCTTCTTTGGGGATAGATAAATTACTTTAAAACAATGCCCTTACAAAAGTTTATTTTTCGACCTGGAATAGATCGTGAAGGAACTGACTACTCCAATGAAGGGGGTTGGTTTGATGCGAACTTAGTTCGTTTCCGTAAAAATCTACCCGAAAAAATTGGGGGTTGGGCTAAAAACACTCTCAATACTTTTCAATCCACGGGTAGAGCATTACACGCATGGGTTAATTTAAGTTTAACTAAGTATTTAGGTTTAGGCACCACCTGGAAATATTACATTCAACAGGGGGATGTTTTTAATGATATAACTCCAATTCGAGCTACTACTTCCGCAGGGGATGTTACTTTTTCTGCGAGTAATGGGGACGCTACCCTTACTGTTACTGATGCTTCTCACGGAGCCGTAGAAAATGATTTTGTGACCTTTAGTGGTGCAGCTACTTTAGGCGGTCTTATCACTGCTACTGTATTGAACCAGGAATATCAAATAGCCACTATTGTTAATGCAAATAGTTACACTATAGAAGCCAAAGATACCGATGGAGATGAAGTGACGGCTAACAGCAGTGACAGTGGCAGCGGTGGAGGTTCTGTTGTTGGTGCGTATCAAATTAATGTCGGATTAGACGTTTATGTAGAATCTAGTGGGTGGGGAGCAGGTCTTTGGGGAGCAGGCACTTTTGGTAGCATAAGTGCGTTAAGTGATACTAATAATTTACGTCTGTGGTCGCACGATAATTTTGGTGAAGACTTAATAATGAACGTAAGAGCAGGTGGTATTTATTATTGGGACACCAGTGCGGATTCATTAGGCACGGATAGGGCAGTAGCTTTAAGTGCCCTCTCTGGGGCTAATTTAGCCCCGACTAAAGCCTTAGTTACTTTAGTTAGTGATATTGATAGGCACGTAATTTGTTTTGGGGCGGATCCCATTTCAGGGAGTTCACGAACAGGTTCTTTAGACCCTATGTTTATTGCGTGGAGTGATCAGGAAAACGCAGCAGAATGGGAACCTAAATCTACTAATACTGCAGGTTCTTTTAGGCTTTCGGCAGGTTCTTCTATTATAGGAGCGATACGAGCAAGACAGGAAACATTGGTTTGGACCGATACTTCTATGTATTCTATGACATTTGTAGGTCAGCCCTTTACTTTTGCGACTAATTTAGTTAATGAAGGAGTGGGTCTAATTGGTCCAAATGCTGCTATTAATACACCCAAAGGGGTGTTTTGGATGGACAAAAAAGGGTTTTATAACTACACGGGACAAATTAATGACGTTCCCTGTAGTGTACAGAATTATGTGTTTAGCGACTTAGCCGAAGGACAATCGTTTCAAATCTTTGGGTTTTTAAATAAAGAGTTTGATGAAGTAGGTTGGTTTTATTGTTCCGAGGGAGAAACGGTAATTGATCGCTATGCGGTTTTTAATTACGATGAACAAGTTTGGAGTATTGGGCAATTAACTCGTACCGCCTGGATAGATGAGGGAATTTTTAATAACCCTATGGGAACGTACACCACGGCTGAGGTGGGGTATTTATATAACCATGAAACAGGAAACGACGCCGACGGTTCTCCCATGGATAACGTGTATATTCAATCCAGTGATTTTGATATAGACCCTGCAGGGGAAGAATTTCAACAAATACGACGTATTATTCCCGATATTAAATTTACAGGGAATGGAGGTTCGGGTCAAACGATTAATATTGTTTTAAAAAAGAGAAATTTCCCAGGGGAAAGTCTTTCCACTTCTTCTACTAATACCTGTACCGCTACTACCACCCAAATTAACACACGGTTACGTGCACGGCAGGCAGCATTACGCATAGAATCTGACGATGACGGTTCCTCAGGAACTAGACTAGGAGTAGGGTTTAGGGTAGGGGCAATGCGTATGGATTTACGTCCCACTGGCAGACGCTAATGGCTAAATTATTAGAAACTAAGCTACCCGTTGCGATAGGAGAACTTTCGCCTGAGACCTTTAACCGTTTGGTCAGAGTATTAGAGCTTAGTTTAAATAGAGTAGATATAGATTCCACCCTTTCTGTTAATGAATCTCAACGAAACATTAATAAATTTCAAGCAGGCGATGTTATTTGGAATTTATCCACCAGTCAATTGCAAGTGTGGACAGGGGCAACATGGGTAGATATTTATGCGGGAACGGAAAGAGGGGTCGAGGGAGTAAGTGGTTTAGGCAAATTAAGCGTTTCTACCAACGGGGCAACGGAGGTACTTATCCTATGAACATAGATAAATTAATGAAAGAGCTTATTATGGACGAGGGTTATAAGTATGAGATTTATTTAGATCATCTCGGTTATCCGACCATGGGAGTAGGGCATTTAATAACGGAAAAAGATGAAGAGTATGGAAAGATAATAGGAACTCCTGTTTCTGAGGACAGAGTCAAAGAATGCTTAGATAATGATATAAAAATTGTTTGTGAAGAATTGGACATGAAAGAGCCTTGGTGGAGGAATCTAAGTGATAATCGTCAGCGAGTAGTAGCCAATATGTGTTTTAATTTAGGTCATCCGCGTCTTAGTAAATTTAAAAACTTTATTCAGGCTATGCAAGTTTCTGATTGGGAACGGGCTGCTGTTGAAATGATGGATTCTAAATGGTCTGGTCAAGTGGGGGACAGAGCCGTACGACTAAGAGACAGGGTACTAAGAGGAGATGACTAGATGTACGAATATAAATGCAAAGTTAAAAGAGTGGTGGACGGTGACACTATGGATGTTATTCTTGATCTTGGCTTCGATGTTCATCATGCTGTTCGTGTTAGGATGGCTGGTATTGATACCCCTGAAAGCCGTACGCGAGACAAAGATGAAAAAGCACGTGGAAAACTTAGTAAAGCCTTTCTTAAAGAAAGTATTAAAGGGAAAAAGATTGTCTTAAAAACTAAAATAAAAGACTCTAAAGGAAAGTTTGGGCGAGTAATAGCGGAAGTTTGGGCGGAGTTCGAAAAGGGCAGTTTACGCAATATTAATGAGCTCATGATAAAAGAGTGTTACGCGGTAAAATACAACGCTGAAAATAAAGCCTTAGTAAAGGAAGCACATCTAGTAAATCGGCAAATACTAATAGAGAAGGGGTTATTTGTTCCCGTGGAGCCTAAATGAAATTAGCTTTGATCATGGGTGTGTTACTATTATCAACGGTAGCGGGATCAGCGTGGTATATAGATAGACTACAAGACGACATAGGTACGTTAAAAGGTAATCAAATTATTCTTGAAACTAAAATACAAGAACAAAATGATGCCATAGAAGCTGCACTAAACAATCAAAAAAAGGCTCAAACCCTTATGGCTTCTTTAGAAAAAGAAAAACAGGAAGCGATGCGTGATGTTAATAAACTAAGAAAAACATTTGCCAGACACGACTTAGATGAATTAACTTTAGCAAAACCAGAACTAATGCAAAGTAAGATTAATAAAGCTTCTAAACGAGTATTAGAAAATTTAGAAAAATTAACCGATCCAAACCAGTTTGATGAAGAAGTTAGCGATAATACTTAGTCTGGCTTTAATAGCTTCGGGTTGTTCCATGATACAGCCTAAAGCGAAACCTGTTTCTGTAACCACTATCGCTAAACAACAACCCATGTACCACCCGCCCTTACCTATGGAGGTGCAGATGGATCCTGTAGACTGGGAGATATTAACCCCCGACAGTATGCAACTGTACTTAGATAATTTAAAAAAAGGGGAAGCACCGAAAAGAGCGTTTTATTCATTGTCCAGTAAAGAGTACGAACATTTGAGTATGGATATGGCGGATATTACTAGGTATATAAAAGAAATATTGGGAATAATTAGATTTTATCGGGAATACGATAAAGAAGAGGAAGAGGAAGAACCTACTAAAAGGAGAAAATAATGAGTGATGATAGAGGTAGATTTGGCGGAGACATGGACAGAAATGAGGTCGAAATTGACCTTAGTAAATTCATGGAATTACTTCAAGAACAATCTACATTAAAAGATAGAATAAGAGAACTGGAAGATGAAGGCACTAAGAATCCACATCAAAAATGGATCTTTTTAGCCCAAGCTGTCGATAGTTGGCGCATATTCCCTAGAGCTTTTTTAACCGTCTATATCTTTTTACTTTATTACACGGTGATGTGGTTCATGGAGTTGCCAGAACCCTCATTTGAACAGTCTGGTTTAATTTCCATAGTAGTAGGCGCAGGGGCTGCCTGGTTTGGACTCTACGCAGGAACGTCAGGTAGCTCTAAGAGCTTTAAAGGTGAAGATAAGAAATGAAACAAAAAGTAACCTTTATAGCAGTCTTACTCTTTATAGGGTTACTAGGCTCAGTTGCATTAAGTTCAGCAGAAAACGAACCTGAAAACCCCGATTGTACTGCTGGTACTGAGTTTTGTGAACAAAACTCGTTAGACACCACGAACAACACGACCACAAATAATACCAACACCAACACGAATACCAATACAAATACCAATACCAACACAACAACGACTACCAGCACAGCAAATAACACTA